AGTCCTGTAGTTCCAGCAAGTTCATTACAGATACCGTCAATATCTTTAAACTTATCTCTTGTGCGTCCTGCCTCTGCTTTAATGTTGAGAGCACCTACAGTTGCAAGTCCAGTGGTACCAGCCCAAGCATTGGCAGCACCTTGTTCATCAAGGTATTTTGCTACATCAGTAATACCTGCAAGACGATTAAGTTCTTGAGTCAGGCTGCTACCTGCTTTGCCTAGTGCCATTGTTTAGCCTTTCGTATAACGTTTTGGTAATACCAAATTAGATTGTTTTTGTGCTCCACCAAAGAATGCGTTGTAGTAATGTTCATCAAAAGAGAACCGCTTCATATGTGGAACTGTTGCTCCTGTGTGACACCAGACTGGTACTTCAGCCTTATCGCACAGTGCAAAGAAATATATGTCCTCGCCCATAAAGGACTTGTTAACACCAATCTCAGTAAAGATTGGAGCATCTGGGACTGATTCTAAAATCTTTGTAATTACGTTGCGATGCATCAGGACGAATCCCATACCCGCTGCACCTACCTGTATTAACTTGTCCTTAGGCATTGGGTGCATCCGCTTGATTCCTACAACACCATCTGCCTCTGCATATTCCAAGATAGTTGGCATATGAATCATCAGTGGTTCTTCAGGTGTATCAGTTGTGAAGTACACACCAGTAAGTAATGGACGCTTCTCGGCGTCTCGGTTATCCCAGAGTAGTTTAAACTTTTCAGGGCTAACTACAACATCTGAGTCTAGCCATAGTAGCCAGTCAGACTTGTTGTTTTCATACCAATACTTAACAATAGTTTCTCTTTGTCTACCGATTTGATTACCCTGACTACGCAGAGATGTTTCAAATTTAAGACCAGAATGTAGAAGTACATCTACCATTCCTTGAGTAAACTTACCATCTACCATTCCGTTGTCGCACCAAGCGACAGAAATTGTTTCTTGCATTGTCCCCTACTTTCTTACCACTTAACTTTATCTGCCCAATATGCTGCACTCATTTTGCCCTTGGCAATGTTCTTTGCGTGACGTGCCTTGAATGAAGCCTGACGTGCCGTTGGCTTCTTATCGCCAGTAACACCCTGTTGTCCGAAGCGGATAGTCTTGACTTTATCGCCTTCTTTAGCAACAACAACGTGTGACTTGGTTGGATGATTAGGTGTACGCTTTGGCTTGTTAAAACCTGCTACACCGACTCGCTTTAATCGTGGGTCTGTCATCGTTTATCCTTAACTACTTTGCCTGTCTCAGGGTCCTTGTAGCCCCTAATACGACCATCCTTCTGGACTATTACAACCTTGCCGTCTTTGATTTGAGTCTTGTTAAACCCAACCTTGACGCGTCCCTGCCCGCTGGACATTACTTCTTCTTAGCCATCTTTGCTTCGCTCAAAGCGATAGCGATTGCTTGCTTCTTAGACTTTACTACTGGTCCCTTTTTGCCTGAGTGAAGAGTTCCACTTTTGAACTCCTTCATAACTTTAGCGACCTTCTTTACCTTGGCTGCCTTTTTCATAACTTGTCCTTAGTTGGTGTTGTAATTAGGATAGTTGCCAGTCTTCTTGACTGCCTTGGCACGCTTAGCCATAAGTTCCTTAAGAGCCTTGGCTTGGGCCTTCTCAGCCTGAGTTGGCAGTGGTGCAATCTTTGTCTTAGTTGGTGCTGGGCTTTGACCCATACCAAAGAACTTTTTAATGTCTTGTGGATTAGGAAATGATGGCATTACTTCTTCTTGCCCATCTTCTTAGGAGCAGCCTTCTTCTTAGAACCGTATTCCATCATACGTTCTTTCTTGCCTTCCATCTTTTCGTGCTTCTTCATCATAGACTTTGACTTGTACTTCTCACCCATTGCTGACATATTATACTCCTAGTTCTTTCATTACTTCTGCGGATTTGTGGTTTATATCTTTTGCTTTGGGCATAGTATCTGCATCATAGGCTCTGCCCAGTTGCTCTGATGCTTTGTGTGCTTCTTCAATGTGACGCATAGTTGTACCTGCTGGTTGTATACCTTGTGCTCTTGCATCTCGGTAAGCCTGTAACTCTGCATTCCACTTCTTATCTGGTACATCTCGTTTAGCGTCTCCAGAGTTCATCTGAAGACTTAAGCCTTTACAGCCAAAGCAACCTTCAACATAAGTTGGATGCGCTTCCCAATGTTTTGCCATATTCGTCCCTACTGTGCAGTGAAGTTTGCCTCTGTAATTCCTATGCCAGCAGCAATAAGTTCTGCTTTCTTAGCATCATCTACTGTGTGGCTATATCCGCCTCTGTAAATCTCATCGTAGTTATCTAAGTCTTCATCAATTAAATATCTTGCAGTTGACCAAGTACCACCAGATTTTACTACTGTTAAACCTTTACGCAAGTTGGCAAAGTAAAACAATCTATGCCCACCAGACGGACCTTCAAGTACGTATGGTGTAGTGAATGTATAATTTGCCATAGTTCTCCTTAATAAACTTACTGATAAGCAGGGGTTTCCCCCTGCCTACCCGTCAATCAACTAAGCGATTGATGAACCTGATTCGATTCGGTATAGTGCTTCTTCGCGGTAGCGAGCAAAGCCGAGTACGCCGTACCAACCCATTGGGCGGTGACGCATCAACTTGTCAACTACTGGTCCGATGACTACGTGTGGCTCTTCAGCAACTGCTTCTGCAAGCGCTTGCTGTCCAGCGATAATTGTGCGGTAGTTACGTGCTGAAGCAGCACCGTCTGTAGCATTGTATAGACGTGGTGACTCAACAAAGTAAGCACCTTCGTATGTACCGATTTCTCCTGCCCAGATGCGGTCTTGTGCAGAACCGTATTGGTTAGGAAGAAGCCATCCTGCTGAGCCTGTTTCAGCGCGAAGGTCGTGTGAAACTTCTGGGTGGATACCAGCCCAGTAGAGTGAACCCTTGCGTCCTGTTGACTTATTAGCACGGAGTTTTGCAACTGCCTTGCGAATGTTAGCAGATGAGATTGTTGCAGCAGCAGTAATTGTTGCTGTTGATGTTGCAGTTGCACCTGCGTAGATTACGTTTGAACCGCCACGCAATGTTGTCATTGCCACAGCGTCGATAGAATCTGCAAGGTTAAATGCGATGATGTTAGCGATTGCTGGGTCTACATCAGCGAGGCTGAAGAGTTCCAACGCACGTGTTACTAGAACTGAGTTACCGTACTCTGCAAGAGTAATGGTTACAGATGTTGGTGTAGACATTGCTACTGCATCTGGGTCAGTTGTTTCTGTGAGTGCAGTTGTTGCTGCTGAAAGGTCAACATAACGTTGTAGAACGACTGTTGAGCCAGGGATTGATTGGTTAGTTGGGCGTTTGTCTGCGACAGAACGAATTAGGGGTTCTGAACGGAGAGCAAACTCCAAAAGACGGTCATACGCCTTTTGTACTAAACCTGCTGAACCAGCGGTACCGCCGAGAGATGCGGAATCTGTGGATACGTAGGCATTAGCCATTGCTTGTCACCTCCAAGTGACTAGGAACTATGAATGTTTTATTGTGAGCGGAGGAGAGATAAGATTTCTTCTGCAGATTCTGCATTAGCCAATCTTTGCTCTATGTTCTCTGCTCGGTCAGGTGTTGTTGCACCCTGCGTTACTGCATCCTGTTGGCGTAGTGCCGCTAGGTCTGCAGTGTTTGCTGCGGATGCGTCCTGTGCAGATGTTAATCCAAACAAATCTCCGTTGTCATTGAGCCAGTTATTCACTGATTCTTCTGAAACATCGTCAATATCTTTTAGGATTAGTCGTACTGCTTTAGGATTTACACCCTTCTTTTCTAGGACTTCTTTGACTGTACGCTCACGCTGCGCCTTGGATAATCCCTCAAGTTGCTCTGTGAGTTCTTTAATACGCTTCTCGTCTGCACGCTTGGCTTTACGTAACTTTTTAAGTAAGTCACTGCCGTCCATTTGTGATTCGTCTTGTGTATCTAGGTCGTCTTCGTCTTCGTCCCAGTAGTTGTTGCTCATAGCAACTGTCCACCCTTCTATTCGTTGTTAGTCGCAAGCCTCAGATTCCAATCGGGGAATTGGTCTGGCTCTTGCTACCAGTCTTGTACGCTGGCGGGGCTGGTTGGTCCGCTCAGGATTCTTTTATATTAGTCCAGCGCCTCTGGCTTGAGAAGCAAGTGACTTGCTACTTGCTAGACCAGATTGGGCTTTGAATCTATTTTGCTCTTTAGTAATAAGA